GGTCCCAACATTTTCAGATGTGTATTCGTATTTATATTTTGTAAAGCCCCGAATGAAGAGGACAACATCCCGGTATTGGTCGTGTCGAAACTCTTGTCCGAATTTTGATAATAGTTCATGGTATCCACAACATAGGTCTTATCCACCTGTTGTCCATTATAGTTACATTTACTGCCTGAAGGCGTAAAACTGCGCTGACCCAGCGGCTGATCATTGTTTGTAACCGTGGTGGCCGTATTTTTTCCACTGTACAGGGTATTATAATATTTATCCATTGCCTCGGCATCTATATTGACACCACTCGCATCAACAATAGATTGGATATTGATTTGATTGGGCGCTTTGATAAAATTTGAAGGGCCATAATTCAACAGTGTATTCACATCGCCCCACTGACTATCCGGTATTGCAGTAATATCGGTAATTTTCGATGTAGTATTTTTAAGTCCATCAGGATTATTTATTAATTGGGCAGAAATATTACTCATCTTAATATATATTAATATATATGTTAAAATTCCTGATTATTATTTTATTGGTATTATTATTTTTATTGTTCGTTTTCCATATACATCAAGCCAACAAAACATTGAATTTAGAAAAATTTGGAAACCAAGACAATTACCGTGATATACCGGTCATTTTGATTTGTTGGAATAATTTATCTTTCGTGAAAAATTTCGTTGAACAATTGAAAAAATATCCCAATCCCATCATATTGCTGGACAACAACAGCAATTATTCTCCGATGTTTGATTACTACAAACAGATTGAATCGGATAAAATAAAGGTGATTTTACTCAAACAAAATTACGGTCACGAAGTCTATAAAAAATTAAAAGCGGATTTGCCCGATATTTATTTTTTGAGTGATCCCGATTTGCAGTTGAATCCACGCATGCCCCAAAATTTTGCGGAAATTTTTGTTAAACTCTCCGAAAAATATGAATGTTACAAGGTAGGTGCGGCTCTGGATATTTCGGACGCCGATAAATTCATTCCCTGTGATAATTATACCGAAAATAAGAGCATTTTGGAATGGGAATCGCAATTTTGGGAGAAACCCGTGCCTGACCCAGAGTACGAGCTCTACGACGCCGATGTTGACACCACCTTTTGTTTGGTGAATACCAAATACGAGGAAAGTAACGCGGTGTTGCGCGTGGCTGGTAATTTCACCGTCAAACATTTACCTTGGTACACGGATTACATCAAAAAAAATACTCCGAAAGATGAATTGGAGCACTGGAAGAAACATAACAAATCTTCCTCTATTTTGTGGACCTGCTTGAAATTTATAATCGACATATTTTTTTATTATTTTTTCTAGTTTATGTATCTTTTCGTTCATGAATTCTATATGTATGTTCGTCACTATATCGTTGCATAGTTTCATGAAATCCATCATTTCGCATTTTCAAACATTCAATGCCGAGCATGAATCCATTATAAGCCACAGGCATGGTAATAAGAACTGGAATCTCAATATATCTTTTTTCATAACATAATTGCGGAAGACTCAGCCCGATCAGTAGCGGTGACGCCACTGGATGCCAACATAATTGATGTGCTTTCTGAAATAACCGTGCGAATGGGAACATTTTGATGCTATAAATAATCATAATATTTGTCATTTCAATTTTTTGATAAATATTGAGATGCCTCCGAACAATAAAACACAATAGTTGTTACGATCGGTCCAATTATCAGATAACCAAGTGCGATCAACACAATCCCCATTACAATATCTTCGTCGATAATAATTGTCATGATTTGAAATATGGGTTAAACTACATTTCAAATTTCAATTTTCATACTAATCATGTAAACGATACGACTTGTAAAACACGACCTCTTCAGGTTGAATCGTGCCCCCGAAATAGGCACCACGGTAATAGGGATCGCAGCCCGAGGGATTGATGTTAGATTTCACTTCACGATAGTCCAGATCGCGATATTTGGGCAAAATACAGTTGATGTTCCAGCCATTTTTGATAATAAGTTGACTCATCATGACCTCCTTATACAGGATCATATGGTTCATGTTGTTCTTTTCGACCAAATCGTCTTCGTCGTCAAAAAAACCGGTTTCGTTCAAATAATCAAACCCTTCGCGATTCAAAATGAAAAACATGCTCTGAATATGACTGTAAGGCGCGTCTTTATTATAAATTGATTTCATGTCTACCCAAAATTCACTGTCGAAAATGTTGATCGAAGTTCCGACCATTTTCACATCTTTGCCCGATTCAAAAAGAGGCAAGAATTGGTCCAACCACGGTTTATTTTCAGGGTAAGGTCCACGCACAGAAGAATTCAAACAGATATAATAATCGTAGGGACGGAGGATATAATTTTTAATAATGTGTTGCCATCCGGCAAAATCGAATCCCTTGTTCTCACGATAAACGATTCTCACATTGGACAAATCCGGAATATCCAGGGAGCATTTTCCGTTGACCACAATGTAATAATCAATATCAGGCTGGATACCACCCTTTTCTAAAAAATATTCTAGATTGTTTTTATATTCTTCGTTTTTCTCGTAATAGGCATAAATACACACATAACGATTGTCGCTACTGTTCAAATCATTTACATCGTCGATCCCGGAAAAATTTTCGGTAGATCGTTTTACACCAAAAAACAACTGATAAGCAAAATATATGATGCAAAAAATAAAAATAATATTAATAATATGGAAAAAAATGTTTTTCATTATATATTATTATCATATAAATTTTAAGAGTCGTTCTTTTTGTACACGCTCACAATATTTTGTGATACATTAGTCACAATGGTATCGATGGCAATTTCTTGGTACTGAATGATATTAATCATATACGAGAGATAGTTGGATTCCAAGATGGATTGTGCGGCACTGTCCGACAACTGCGACGGGTTGTAAATTCTATTATTGACTAAACTGTTGCTGTATTTCGCCTTTATTGCGTTGGAAGTATACGAATCACCTTGGCCGGATAACATCATCGCCGTCATGCTGTTCTGATCCTGTTGATCCGACGCGTCATAATAATCTTGCGCCATCGTGTTCATAGCGGCCGGATCAATATCCAATTTGGATTTGATGGGAGTAATTGTGGCGATACCCAACTGTGTGCCCAAATTTTCTACGAGAGAACCATCCAACAATCCTTCCAAATCGCTGCTGGGAACATAATTTGGCAATAATTTTTGTATTTCCTCATCCTGTAATTTCATGATGTTCAGTAGATTTTTAATATTGGTAATTTTGTCGAGATTTGCGTGCACAACAGTATCATTCACTTTATAAGACGGATCCACGATATTCAGTGCGACCTCGTGTTTCTGGATACCGGTAGAAGCTTCCATTAAAATGATGGAGCGATTCGAATCGGACAGGGGCGCCTGCTGTTTATTATTATCTAAATTGGTAAATGTGGCACCTTCTCGGCTTTTAAAAGATAATCGATATGAATACAACATGATAATTACGATTAATAATGCTATAATTATTTCGTACAACATGATTTGTAATTATTATTATAATATATATAAAGATTTTTCGTATTATTATACAGTAAAAATGGAATCACTCGTCCAAGTTAATAAAGAGCACATGTATTCCAACAGTGTTTATATGATTCTGAATAACAATTTCTACTCCAATGAACACAAGATGTACAAAAATTTCAAACCGGCAACCTGCGATAATTTTTCTCGTATTCGCAGTTACGGGTTTACCGGAAAAGACAATCCTCCGATAGATCACAAAAATATTGCACTCTTTTTTACCGGAACCATCTATAATTTTCAGGAAATCGTGGACCGGTGCATGCCAGACATTTTGCGGGATGCTCCTCCAAAGGAAGGGTGTGAAACGACATCCTGGCGGTACGGTAACATTAGCTTGGAATTTGAGGAAGATTATGAAGACGATTTTGAATCGGAAGAGGGTGATTCTAAACCTTCGGAAACTGTGGATATTTTTCAACACCCCTATGAATTGATCATTTATCTGTACATGAATTATGGTATGGACTACACTCTGCAAATTCTCGAGGGCGAATTTGCCTTTATCTTGATCGACGACAATTTGCAACAACCCGAAACATCGCTCTATGTGGCGCGCGATCGCCTAGGAATCCAACCTTTATATATTCTGTCTGAAAATCCCAAGCCAGTAAATCCGGCTATTCGACCTAAAACCATCCGAGAAATCGCTTCAGATGCGAATAGTGAAAACAAAATCTTCGGGTTTTCGACCGAATTGGCCATTTTATCCGACGATGTCGATAACTCAGATACCGATCTTTTTTCGATCATGGCTTTCCCGCCGGGAACCTATTCAAAATACACCATGTCCTTCAAGATCATGTCTTCGTGGCACCTCAATAAAGAATTTGTGAAATATTACAGCTACAGTAACACTCGGTTCATTCTTGAAAAATCCCGATTTTTGATCAAAACGCAATTGACTGAGGTGATCAAGGCCGTTCAGTCCAAGCTGTTGGCCGCCGTGGCGAAGAAATTGATAATGGCTAATTACAAAAAAACCCACAGAATTGCGTGTTTGCTCTCCGGTGGTGTGGACAGCAGCATCGTTGCTGCTCTAGCCAGCGAAATATTCAAAAAAACAAACCGGGATAATAAGGTTGCGCCGGGTCGCGATCTGCAGGAGGGTCCGAAGATTCGCAAGATTGAACCGCCTTTGGTGGTTGAAACCTTTAGTATTGGATTCGAAAATTCGGACGACATTCGATACGCTCGCAAGGTGGCTAATGCGATTGGTAGTGTACACCAGGAGGTCATCATTACCGAAAAAGAATACATGGATACAATTCCAATTGTTATTCAAATTTTGGAAACCTACGATACGGCTACAGTACGCGCCGGCGTGGCCCAATACCTTCTTTGTAAATATGTTCGCGACACCAGTCAATGCGAACATATTCTTACGGGTGACGGAGCGGACGAATTGATGGGGGGATACATGTATATGCACGCAGCACCCAACATGATTGAATTCGATTGCGAGACGCGGTCGTTGCTACAAAATTATCACCACAATTACGGTCGTCTTCGTAATATTTACAAATACTTTGGACTGACGAACCATGCTCCGTTTCTGGATCAATCGTTTGTCAACTATTATTTATCTCTCCCCCTGGAATTTCGGTATCCCTACTGGTACCGTAACTTTTTCACGAATTTCAGTGATGTGGTTTCGAACCCGAATATGAGCGAAAAATATCTCTTGCGGTTGGCCTATTCTAAAGAACATTATATAAATCGCGATTACAGTTCGATATTTCCCGAAGAAATCCTCTGGCGACCCAAGGAGGATTTTTTTGACGGCATTCGTAATTATGCCTATTCGGTTCGACTCATGATTTTTCGTCAATTGCAGGGATACACATCCGAGAGCGTAAAAAAAGGCGACAAACGAGATTCGATGCAAGAATCCGGTTCACTGGCTAGGAATCGAATGACCGAAGAACGACAGTATTATGAGGATGTTTTCGATTATTTTTATAATAGTGGATGTATGGCGAATCATTTTTGGCGGTTGAAATATGTGGAGCCAACTGCCGAACCAAGTGCGCATTCTCTAGATTTTTATTTTGATTATAGTCCAGAATACCAAGATCGTACGCTGTAATCCTTTTAGGGTGAAGACTGACTAAAAGGGACGACCGTAGCATTCGAACGCTCTCGTATTCTATATATGGTGATTTTCATTTTTTGGTATTTTTGATGAATATATTTTATAGGCTGTGGAAAGATCTCTGTGGCTTCCTTTCCAGAGTGCTTTTTGGGTTCTTCCAACTGTTTGACGATTTCGTCTTTAGCGGAATCCGTAAACTCGGTGTTTTCTTTTTGCATAGCACTATGTGATACTGATATTTATGATATTATTTTACTACATAAATCAATTTTCGAGGCTTTACGCATAATTGATGTAAACCGATATAATTATATTTTTGTAATATAATTATAAACCTCTCTATACTAAAGGATGACGATAAAAATACACGAACTTGAATTTATTACGGCATATAAAGTCGAACAAATCATCAACTATTACAATGAATATCGCCCCGTGGACACCGAACCCTTGGAACAGTGTGAAGGCGGCAATGGATTCATGATCGCCGTTAAAGGTGCGGAACCAGAATACATTCCCAAAAATCAATGTTATAAACAGTTGAAATGGCATAAAAATATTTTAGTTACTTATATCGATTACGCCGGATTTTCTACCGAAGAAGAAGCGCTTTTATACGAGGCGATGGTAACTGTTTTGGGCGACAAATATGTCAAGCGTTATGATAGTTTTAGTGGAGCACTCATGTCGAGTCCAAGCTTTTTGAAAATGATGGCGAATTCTGATATTATGAAAAATCCGGTAAAATAATACAACAGGCTTAAAAATCACACGACAGATTGAAAATGTTATCATCCTTGGTGGTATTGGTGAGAGCGTACTCGGAATTGGTACGCTCGAAGAAATTGACCTTGGTCTCAATACTGATCAATTCCATGAAATCAAAAGGGTTTTGAGAATTGTAAATCTTGTCATAACCCAATTGCAAGCACAAACGATCCGCGACAAACTCAATATAACGCGTCATGAGATCCGCATTCATGCCGATGAGGCGGCAGGGAAGGGCCTCCGTGATGAATTCCTTCTCAATCTCTGTGGCCTCCTTGACAATCTCGTAGATGCGTTTTTTGTTGAGTTTCTTGTTCAACTTGCTATATAGTAAAATAGCGAACTCAGTATGGAGAGCCTCGTCACGAGAAATGAATTCGTTCGAGAGCGTGAGCCCGGGCATGAGCCCGCGCTTCTTAATCCAGTAAATGGACGCGAAAGAGCTGCTGAAAAAGATGCCCTCGACACAGGCAAAAGCCACCAAACGCGCCGCAAAGGAGCTGCGTCCGTCGCCTATCCATTTCTTCGCCCACTCCGCCTTCTTGGTAATACAGGGGTAGAATTCAATCGCCTTGAACAATTTATTTTTTTGCTCCGAATCGGAAATATAGGTATCGATCAATACAGAATACATGTGGCTGTGGATATTTTCCATCGCAATTTGAAAACTGTAAAAAGCACGTGCTTCCGCTACCTGAACATCGTTCATGAATCGCGTGCCCAAATTTTCGGTAATGATACCGTCCGAACCCGCGAAAAACGCCAGAGTCATGGAAATGAAGTGTTTTTCGTTGTCGTTTAATTTGGCCCAGTCGCCCAGATCACGCGAAAGGTCGATTTCTTCCGCCCTCCAGAAGCAATCGACCTGTTTTTTGTACATATTAAAAATGTCAGGATATTTGAGAGGAAACATCGTGTAACGATCAGGACTCTCACGCAAAATGGGTTCATCAGTGTTGTGCGACATATTCTCCCTAAATAATATATAGGGTAGATTTACTTTCATATTAATATTGTAATGTGTTTAAGCCTTTTAAACTAATGCATTAATTTAGTGACTGGCTGTCTCGTGTGTAAATAATAAATATGGCAAAAAATACATAAAACTGACTCATATACTTACATATATGGTGACTGTCACCTTTATTTACCGCATCGTCAATAACCCTAAAACATTTTACGGAAAATGTGATTATGATTGGTTATCCGATGATCACGAGGGTTTAGATGTTGAAGTCAAATACCCGTTATTATCCTGTATAAATAAATATCGGGTTCAAAATCAATTGTCGGCGGTGCGTGAGGAAGAGGTGAAGGTGGGTATTTTGTCGTGTTCTTATGATAAGAATTGTTATGACTATTCTTCTTTGGAAGAACCACAGTGTTTCGATTTTTATTACAGGCAGGGGGCACCACTCCTGTATTTTATCAACGGCGAAAAGATCGAGATGTGATAATTTAGCAAAATGGTTCCAAAATATTATAGCGATTATATATATAAAATGTCCAAATTTGGTAACATGTTCAAAAATTATCGTTTTACACTGAATAGTCGCATATTACTGTATTTCATTTTGATATTGTCCATCGGTGATTTGATTTATTTTTCCCTTGCCGGCGAGATGATGTTCTTTTTTATTTATTTGGCGGTGGGTTATCTCACCTCCTTTTTTAGTAAGAATATGATTGTTATACTGGTCGTGGCCATGACAGTGACGCATGTTTTGCGTTTTGGAAAGCGCGCCGGAAACGAGGGCATGGAGAACCAGGACGATCCCATTTCCGCCTTTGAGGAGATGAAAAGAGATTATGATGGTCTGGAATCCAAAGAGCCCTTTGATCCTTATCTCGATAGAACCAAGTTGGAGACGGCACCTGCTAACATTGATGCTGCCTCCCCCACCTCCTCGGCCTCGCCCTCGACGAAACCCGCGCCTGCCTCTTCCGAAAATGTTTCCAAGGTAGCAAAGGGACCTGCTAGTGCTAGCGTGGCCAAAGGACCTAGCCGTGCAGAGAGCGCCGGACCCGCACCCATCAGTGCCATCGATAAATTGAAAAAGTCTACCGCACAAATACAGAAAATCAAAGATAATTTACATGCCGCGAGAGAAAAAGAGATGGCGACACCTATTAGCGCCTTTGGGGACACACCGGCATCGAGTTTAAAGAATTTAATGAATACGAAAGTGGATTCCGCTTTGGCCATCAATAATTCCACGCCGGTCATTTCCGGTTTTGAAAATTTAGATGCACAAACCAAGAAATTGTTGAACACTCAACAGGAATTGATGAGCAACATGGAAAATCTGTCTCCTCTGTTGGCTCAAGCTGAACAATTCATGGCGAAATTTCAGGGATTAGCAAAGGCGTAGAGATTTATTTGTTGTATTATATTATAACGAGACCCATAATATAATATGAAATACAGTTCATTAGATATAGAAAATAAAATATTAATTGCCTGTTTAGGTATTGGAGTAATGACGGTCATATTTTTCTGGGTACATAAACGAGGCAAAAAGGTGGAGGGCATGGTTGGAGTAGGCGCCGTTTTTGGTTCAGAAGGTCCATTTGATATGACCGGAACTGTAGCTTCATATGCAGCAGGAGATGCTTTATTAACACAGGAAATTATTCAAGCAAATACAGATATAAATACCGCCATGTTACAAACACAGGCTGCAGCTAATACTGCAAACTTATCTGCCCAAGCCTCGGCAAACTTATCTGCAATACAAACAAAAGCTGAACTTGATACCGAAAGGTTATTAGCGCATCAAGCGTTGGAGGGACAACTAGACCGTCAAGCCGGATTTTTAGAATCTGTAAATTCCAAAGTAGTTGACCGAGTTCAAAAAGTTTCTACGATAGCCGGTACTGCCGCCGACATTGCTAGTCAAAGTGCTCAACTCGCCGCCGCAAATGCCCAGAATCAAACATACAATATGGCGCAGACCGCCGCGAATGCTACCACCACCGGCATGTATACCCATTTTTGGAAAGCTGGATTCCTGGCCTTTTTGGCAGCCTCCGGTATTGGTTCGTGGGCCATTCACAACATTGAGGTGCTGATTTATCGTGTTACGAATTTCAAATCGTGTTTTTTCTGGTACTTTTTGGAAATCATTGGATGGATACTCTATTTACCCATTGAATTCATCGTGTGGTTGTTATGTTTACAGGAACTTGAAAAGACTGCTTGGAAAGGATTGGATGCAGTCGACTGTGTGATTTACGATGTCGTCGGATTTTATTTGTTCAAACATTCCGATGCGGTGAACCAAAAATGTTATTCCAAGGTCTTCTCTCCCTTCCCAACCCTTGCTCTCCCGTTCAGTTTCGATACGGTCGGAAAATACATGAATGACATGTACGAAGAAACCAACGCTGTATCTGAAGTTTACGGTGGGGCGGATGATGTACAAGCCGAAGTTGACCAATCGACCCAAGCCGCCGAAGCCGCCGCGGGTGTTGCGATCGCATCGGACGCGGTCATGGCATCCACGATTGCCGCACAAATCGGTATTGAAGAGGCAGCTGCGAGGGTGCCATAAATATTCGGACTTTATTGTCTTTTGTTATTATCTTACCATACATTATATTAACGAATTATTTAATATAATATGAAAACACCCGTCATCAAACCACCGCCCCCCGCCCGGCCCCAGGCCGTGGCCGGCGCCGCCCCAACCATTCGTGCCCCCTCGATCCGAAAAAAATGCATCCCGGGGCTCATTTGCGTTGAAAATGTCACACTCCTGGTTTTAGTGGCCATCTTCATTTTGATCGTATTTTTGTACAACAATCATATTTCCAAAGTGTATCATGGTGCTCCATCGACTAGCCCTAATATCATGGTGATACCCGCACCACCTACACCCATTACTTTAGGTGGACTCGCTACACGAACAGTTCCCAACGACATCTTGAACGATCCCTACATGCCTCCCTTGAAAAGAGACGATTATTTTTTGGGACCATCGCTGTCCGGTGCTGCGCAGCAACGCGTAGCGCGCACGCTTATCATCGAAGAACCCGTCGCCCCACAGCGAGGTGCATTAGCAAAATTGCCGATCAATGTGGAGACGCGCGGCATCGCTTCGGACTACACGCAAATGGGTATTTTGACAAAAGCGGGTTTTAGCGAAAAGGAAGAGGATAGTTCTCATGCCCTGATTTTGCCGCTCATGGGCAGACGCATCATGACGGGCCGCGACAAATGGCAGTACTATTCTATTTCCAACACAGGTACACTGAATACCAAATTGCCGGTGAAGGTGCAAGGTCGCAGTTGCACCTCGGAATACGGCTGTGATCCCATCATGGACGGTGACATCATATATGTGGAGGGATACAAACACAAATTCAAAGCCACCATTTATGAGAACAACATGTTTAATTATATTCCTGTTTTGTAGAGTCGTGTTTTGGGTAGTTTTTTATGAAATATAATATAATAATTTATATTATATAATGGGCGATTCGTCGTTTGGTACCAAAGGTTTAACTCATATATTAGAAAATGTTCATACATTAATCCATCAAATATTTCCTACAAAACAGAAACAAAACCTCCCTTCGGAGAACACGGCAGAATCATCTACTTCAATTGCTCCCAAAAACCACGGATTAGATATTTTGAAATACATGTTACAAAACACCGACAATATACTACAGAATATGATCAAAAAGGAACCCGCAAAAACTCCGCTTTCTGATATTATACAGGCTACCAGTCAGACCACCCAGAAAATATTCAAACCTTTTGCGGATTCCATTGGCCAACTCAACGAATATTTTACCCCCGATTTGGAAGAACCTGATGGAGCGGCTGAATCAGAGGTTCGGAACGAGCCGCAGCAAATGATGAATCTCAGTTTTGGGCCAGATACTTTGGATTTTTACAAGGGAGACAATGTTTCGATTGCCACTAATGGACTACAGAACCTTTCGGAAGGTCGTATCGCAAATCCGATAGAAAACAACATCACCGAAGAAACCAAAATTCGACTGGTTCCCGACGAAACGGTCGATAATGTCCCCAAATATAAATTTGTTGTGGAAGAAACGCCGCCCCCCGACTCGAAAAGGAAAACGGAGTTTCGGGACGAGGGGCCCATTGTTGGGCTGGTATAGTCTATTTTCTCCCCAAGAAGTTTTCTGAGTATAACCTATATAATGTCTTTTCAAATGGAACAACATATAGATAATGGAAAACTTATTCATTATAATTATTACAGTACCTATGCAAAACGAGTATTTTCTTCCGATACCGATTTTCAATTTATCTATCCCGGAAAAGAAAACACGCCGAATTTGACCATCACGCAAGGTTCTCGTAATGTCGGTTATATTTCCAGCAAATTCTTTATTTTTAGCAAAATGCATAAAATCGATCATGTGGAATTCGAAGGAGAGTTGGTCATCGAACATACGCCCATCACCAATTCCAACAAGAAAATGTATGTCAGCTTCCCTCTGAAAACGGTGCCCACCCTTTCCGAAGCGACCATCATTGATTTCATTTTGCAACAAACCAACCCCAACAACAATGTTGAGGTGAATTTTGAAGATATTTTGCCCGATGCCGATACCGGTATCTTTTACGATATGGGGAATTATGATCTTATCCTTTTCACTACACCGGTGCCGGTGAAATCCAATTTCTTCCATGTTTCAAACGATAACACTTTATTTAGTGGGATAACTGGTCAGAAGAATCAAAAGATCCCGGCGGTGAAAATGCATGGTGGTGCGATGAATCACAGTACGATAAATCACAGTGCGGGTCCTATGAACGAACCTGGTTCTCCCAAACCTAAACTGCAGCAGCAATGGGAGGAATGGAAACACGGATTTGAGGGTATGTTAGCCATCCTTTTTTCGGGAAAAATGTTTGAAATGATGAGTTCTCCCCAAGACAAACAGGAAAGTAAAATAAGAAAATGGATCAAGAAGATCAAATCGAAAGGTCCCGATAACTGGGCTGTCAAAACTAAATTGGAGAACTTCGTGGAAACTATGACCATGGAAGAAGATGGCGACGATTGGATGGAATGCGACAATGTACCGATCGACTATTCTGGCGAAATCCCCACCTACACCATCAATGCCAGCTCCAAAAAGACCGACGAAAACAGCAATTTATTGTTGAAAACCTTGCAGATCTTTTGGATCATATTCTCGGCCGCGTTAATGTATGTGTTGGTGCCGCTGATTTACGGATTTTTGGCCGTACGCAGTATCATCAAAATCAGCAGCGCCGATGTGAAAGAAAGACACGCGCAAATCACCGGACTCGAAATGGCCCTGTCATTTTTGATTGTTTTCCCTGCGATCGTTCTCCTCATATACGGGTATTCCAATTCCTCGTTGGCAGCAGATGGTAACTGGACTTTCAACAATCAAACTATTATCAACTGTGTGGTGAGCGGCGGTATCATGATGTTCTTGTGGATTTTGTCTTCTTTGATTATTTACATCAAAAAAATACAGGACCCCAATTTCTTGGGATACGAAGATGGCAATCTGAGAACCCCCTATTTTACCTTTGGCGCCAAGGCCGATTTATACGCCGGATTGAATCATATTTTCACATCGGTCATTGCGTTATTCAAATAAAAAACCTGTTATTATAAATTACTTCCCAACAACTCCGTACTTCGGCGCTGCCTATCGCGCAGCTGAATGCGTTAAGATAAAAAGCTCCGCTTTTCATCCCAAAACACGAATGCACAACACAAACTATTCACTAAATCCAAGATGCAGTTGCCGGTGGTTTTTTCCGATGGCATTTCTTCGTAATAATAGTCCTCAGTGTAATCGCTGGTGCTGTTATTCGAAAGATCAAACCGGTCCGACCAATCTTCGAAAGGGCGTTCGCAATATTTTTTAATTGATTCGCGCAAATATGCTTCCAACTCACGGTCCTCTTTTTGTTTTGCTTTGAAATCCAGGGCAATCCCCTTATAGTAACATCCCGAGATGTCGGAATTACTAATATCTGTCATATTCTTGTCGTTTTCGATGCCAGTATTTGATTTTTTACCTGTAAAAAATCAATTTTTTTCGAATATCTTACGCTAAAGACGCGTTGTGTACATTTTCCATCACGGGTTTAAAGGCCGTCTCAACATAGCCGGAAGGCGCATTCAGGAGCGGCGCCATTGACTGAACCATTTCGACCTCCAAAGTAGAATCGTCCTGATTCTGACTTCCGCGTTCTTGGAACATGGGTTCTTGGTGCATCATCGGCTGTTCGAACGCTTTGGGGATGTTCATTTCACTCATCTGTCTTTCTTTCTGGATTTGCGTGGGCGTGTATTGGATCATGGGCACTTTTCCCGAAACCATCATCGAACTTCTGCGAATCATTTCATAAGCAACAAAGAGGCCCAATATACCTAAAATCGGGTTAGTGTAGATGAAAAGATAAAGGACAAGGAGCATGAGAACAATCACACCCACGGGGGAATCTACCGTACCAATCAAAAAACTGGGCGTCTGAACATTGAAAATAAGATAGACAATAAAGGCAACAAATACGATTATTTCTAAAGTCGAAATATTATACTTGAATAATTTGACCATTATATTTTACATTTAGATAATTATATGGATTCAGATAATTTAGTTAAAATAGAATAATAATTTTGGGAAAACCGTGCGATTTGTTCAGATGGATAAAATATTATATCAAACAAAAATATATATATCTTTGAAATGGATTACAGTAATCTTTACGAAATTCGTTCTATAAAAGAGGTTGATGTTGATCCTAAAACTGGAGACATTACTAGTGGTGTTCAATTGAATGAACCTTTAGTAAACTCTTACGAAGCTGGAACAACATTTCATGTATTTCCTTATGCCAACAAGGTGTTGGTGGTGTCCAAATCTTTGGAGGTGTCGTTGGAGAAATTGTTGACGGAGGTCATCGGGCCCGATGAAGCCCTGGAACTCCAAGTTGGTATGAATAAATGGGATGCTCTCAACCGATTTGCGGAGGTGATTGCAGAGATTGAGAACTTTTCGACACCCGATGAATTGGAAAATATGGACGGATGGGTCGAGTGCAAAGCGGTTGCCGAGCAAGCCGCGGATACAATCATGGTCTACAGCAAGGATGAATTGGTGAATCTTTACAACAACATGAAGACGATTAATTGGGCGCGCGGTATCCAGTTGGAGACTGTGCCCGAGGGTCAGGCTGAGGGTGACAACATTCAAATGACAGAGGTGGAGGAAGAGGTGGGGGTGGAGGAAAAGGAGGAAAAGGAGGAAGAGGAAGAGACGGAGGAAGAGGAAAAGGAAGAGGAAGAGGTGGTCGAATCTGTCTAATATGATAAGCTGTATGTGTAAATTGTCATACAACTTATACCGTAAATAAATTTAGACATTCGTCTAGACCCGGTGTAGAATATGCATATCTTTTTTTCATAGTAAATATATATAGAAGTATGAATCCTCTGTCGGATTTAAATCGTATTTATCCTCCGAAAACCATTAAAATTAAAAAAAATATAATGCAAAATCCCGATGAGCCGCCCAAACCTAAGCGTAAATATACGCGAAAGGCAATGCCTCAAAATATTGATATTACGATTGATACAGCTGTTGCACCCAAGGTCGAAGAACCTAAACCCAAGCGAAAATACACTCGCAAAGCGAAACCGGAACCTTTCGTACCTTCGGTACCTCTCGTACCTTCCGTACCTTCCGTACCTCTCGTACCGGCCGAAACGGCATCATCACAAGTTGTTCAGGCGGTTATTGAACAACCAGTCGTCAAAGTCAAGAGAAAATATACAAGAAAAAATAAAACAAATAAAGAGGAACCGCTAATAATAGAAGAAATGCCCAGAAAAGCGGCCAATCCTCCTCTGACAATCAAAACCACCCTTTCACCTGTAAACACGGCACCGGTCGTCCCTCGCGCAGCTGAAGCGCCTGGCCCCGCTTCGCAACCCATGTATTTTTCTGAAGAGAAACCCAAGCGTCTCAATGAATCCTTTGTGGAACTCATGGACGACCTGGGATTTATCATGAGAAAACGCAAGGACAAGATGCGTGCGCGAGCTTACGGTATCGCAAAAGAAACCATCCAAACCTACGACGGAGACATCACGGAACCTGCACAACTCAAAGGCAAACCCGGTATTGGAAACACCATTTACCAGAAATTGGTGGATTACAAGAAAACGGGCACACTGAAAATTTTAGAAGAAGAAAAAGATACCGTCATCCAAAAACGCGCCATGGAAATTTTCACCAACATCTACGGTGTGGGGGAGAAAAAGGCCGAAGAGCTCGTTCTCAAGGGTATCACTTCCCTCGAGCAATTGCGTCAGCGCCAAATGGAACTGTTGAACGACAAACAGCGTATTGGTCTCGAATATTATCACGACATCTTGGAACGCATCCCTCGTGCCGAGATTGTCCGATACGAGACCATTTTCCGTGAATCTATTACACCCGAAATTTCGGATATGAAATTACAAATTGTTGGAAGTTATCGTCGTGGTTTGGAATCTTCGGGTGACATCGATGTTATTTTGACTTCGGAGAACCCCGGTCACTTTGCCACCTACATTGATAATTTATTGAAGAAAAATATTATCTTGGAGGTGTTGTCGCGTGGCCCCTCCAAATGTCTGGTGATTACCAAATTGCCCGGTGAAGAATTTGCGCGCCGCGTCGATTTCTTGTATACGCCCCCGCGTGAATTTCCCTTTTCGATTCTGTATTTCACGGGTAGCAAGGGATTCAACACGACCATGCGTGAGTATGTTTTGGGCATGAAATACACTTTGAATGAGCACGGTCTGTCCCATATGGTGGGGAGAACCAAGGGGGCATTGATAGATCACGATTTCCCCGACGAAAAATCCATTTTCGATTTTTTGAATTTGGAATACAAAAAACCTGAGGAACGCACGGACGGTAAAGCGGTGTCCACGAAGGAAGGGAAG